AGGTGCTGGTGTCGCTGAACAAGCCAGCCGAAATGGCGTCTGACTGAATGACTCGATGATCTGGTTGCGGATCTTGCCGGTGTATGCCTTAAGGATGCTGCTCTCGTCAAGCACTACTCCTTGAAAGCTGGCAGGGTCAAAGTGGCTGAGCTTTTCGTAGTTGGTGATCGTGATGCCAGGCTTTACCTCAGCTTGCGTCGCCGCAAAGCTGCAGGCAATGCCGAACTTGACGCCTTCACGCACCGTCTGATGCGCAACCGCAAGCGGCGCTAGCACCAACACATTGCCACCAGTGTGTTGATGCACCTGATGCGCCCATTCAAGTTGCATGGCGGTTTTACCCATGCCGCAATCAGCCCATATGCAGAACCTGCCAACACGGCAGGCCATGGTCACAATGTCCCGCTGGAATGGAAACAGCGGCGCCGTAAAGCTAGGCGGATCAAATCCTGCAGGTGCGCAGGCAGTGGACTTTGAAGCTAGGAAGTCTTGGTAGGTCATTCTTCAGTGGTCGCTTTGTCATAACGATCAAAGACAAGCCTTGCGGCTTCAATCAAAACGAAAGGATCTTCAATGCCGATGCTCTTAAGCCCAATCTGTACTGTTTCAAACGTGTCGATAACGTCAACTATTGGACCTCGCCACCTGTGCGGCACATGAACTAATCGGCGATCAAATGGTGTTGTGCAATCGTTGACGCTCATGGTGTGGGCAGCAGTGCCTTGACACCGTAGACTAACCGTATACACTTGTCAAGCCCGCCGGCAGCGCCTAATGCCTCTAGCCCGACCGATACCGCTGCGCCTTGCGCCAAAGCAGTTGCAATGGCTTGATTCTTGGCGTGGTGATACCCTTTCGCGTTCCGCCGCTATCCGCCTGCTGTTGGACCAATCGATCCGGTTTCACCGCGATGGCATCTTGCCAGCCAACCGCCCATGAAGGAAATTGATTTCGACGAGGCCCGTCGGTTTATTGCCCTCCTCGGCAAACCGGCAGGCGCTATCAGGCTGCGTGCATTTCTCCACGCTGACCACCTTGACAAACCTACCGATAAAGGCCGCAAAGGCGGCAGCAGCAAGCGACTCATCACTGAATGGCAGTCCGAAGGCCGCGGCGTTTATGTGGTCGTCAATGACGGCGGAGACACCAATGCCGAGATCACCACCTGTCGTGCATTCTTTGCTGAATGGGATGATCGCCCCAAGGAATGGCAGCTCACTGCATGGCAGGACCTCAAGCTGCCAGAGCCGACCATGCAAATCGACACTGGCGGCAAATCCATCCACAACTACTGGGTGCTGTCAGATCCCATAACCCCAGCTCATTGGGAGTTAGTTCAAGCTCGTCTGCTCGAATACTGCGACGCTGACCGCAGCATCAAAAATGCTGCACGAGTCATGCGGCTGCCAGGCACCTATCACGCTGGGCTCAATGGCTCACTCGGCGAGCAATGCCGCATGGTGTCATGCAGCGGCAACCATTACACCGTCGCTGACATTGAGTCGGTGCTGCCATCTGAGACGTATTACCAGCACGAACCAAAGGCTCGCTCTTACACCGAGCAAGCAGACCGCGGCATTGACGACATCCGCGAAGCCCTAGCGGCAATCCCACCACGACAGCCAGGAACCGGCACCTACCACATCTACCGCAACATCTTTTGGGGGCTTATCCAAGCCTGTGGCAGTACCCAGCAAGCCATTGCGTTGATGCAGCAGCACAGCCCGCAATGGCAAGGTCTAGAGCAGATTGCTAGCTCAGGAGGTGACCGCATCAACGCCGGCACCTTTTGGTACTGGGCACGGCATCACGGTTGGAAGCCGCCTCTGCCGACACGCAAACGGCCAAAGCGTTCTGATGCTGCCACTGCTGAAACCATTAACTGCCAGCTTTACAGCAAGACGGATACTGAATGGCTCGACATGACCGTTCAATATGTCTTCCAGTATCCAGCCATCCGATGGATTTGCGTTGATGGCATTTTGCATCGTTGGTGCGGCACGCATTACCAGGCTGCAACAGACGAGGAACTAGCGCCCAGCATCGCCAGCCTTCTGTCCCAACTGCATGTCATCGACAGCAAGACCGGCGATAAATGCCATCCATGGAAGCGCCCTAAATACGTTGATGAGGCCCTGGCATGGATGCGGCGTCTATTGGAGCCAGTACCCGTCAACCCATCCAATGCCATCAACTGCGCCAATGGCGTGGTGTCTTGGTCATGGAGCGGAAAGAAGCTGGACATCACCTTTGAGTCACACAGTCCAGACCAAGCTTTCACCTACGTCACCAACTACAGCTACGACCCAGAAGCCAATGCCCAGCATCTTTGGCGGTTGCTCGAAGCCGTGGAGCTAGGTGACCGTGACACGCTTCAACGCATTCTCGGCAGCGGCCTTGACCTAGCCAAGTACCGCGCCACACGCGGCAGGCCACGCGCTGTGCTCATGATCGGTGCTGGCTCCAACGGCAAGGACACCATCCGCACCGCATTACGCGATACCCTTGGCAGCAGGAATTTCACATCCTGCACTCTGGCTGATTTCCGGCAGTACGACCAAGGCCGCAAATTCCCAATTGCGCCGCTTCGTGGTGCATCTGTTAACTGGTCCAGTGAAAACAGCCAATTTGTTCATATTGATAATCTCCAATCACTCAAGGCTGCAATCAGCGGGGAGGAGTTATCTTATGAGTTGAAAGGTGTGCAGGAATCGCAGTTTGTACCATCTGCGCTTTTTGTGTTCAACCTCAATAAAGACCCATCCTTGTCGGGCGATCAGGTTGCCATTGAGACGCGGTTTCATGTCTTTAAGTTCCGCAAGACATTTATGGCAACACCTACTGAATCCAACCACATACAAGCTGACCCACGCCTAAAGGATGACCCGTCTTTTATTCAGCAGCAAATATGCCCTGCATTCTTGAATTGGCTGCTTGAAGGTATGTCGCTCAGCATGGCTGATGGCATTGATTACGCCACCGGTCGCCAGGCAATGGAAGATGTCCGCCGCGCTAGTTGTCACCTGTGGGAGTTCTGCGATGCCGTTGGATTGACCTACGAAGAGGATAGTCAAGTCCCCGTCAAACGGGTCTGGGATGCCCTAGTGATGTGGTACCGCGAAGAGGGTTACTTAGACGACCGCGACCGTTGGTTGGTGGACCCGCCGGCTGATCGAACCGTCAAGGCTGCTCGCCTTCTGGTCCCTGCATTGCGGCAGATCTTCCCAAAACTTGCGTCCGCTAGGACCGGCAAGAGTCGTGACCGGCTTATCACTGGTCTCAAGTTGGACGCATGGTGACGCTGTTGGCGGACGCAACTTGCGTCCGCTACCATCCTTGGCGGACGCAAAGGCGGACGCAAATTTCCCTGTCTCTATCTACCTTTTTACCTTGGCGGACGCAAATAGGGGTTAATAAACGCCTATAGGCAAATAAAAGGGTTATGTAACGGGGTGAACATTATGTAAACTATAGGGGGGAGTAGGAGAAAGCCGATTTTGCGTCCGCTTAGTGTTTGCAAGGCTTTTGGCGTCCGCCTAAGTGCAATTTGCGTCCGCCTTCGCTGAAATCCCAGTCATAGCCTTAATTTTTGCGTCCGCCCCCATGCAAGAGATCAAAATCCGCTTTGAAGCTACCGACCTGGCAGCTTTGGACCAGCAAGCCGCTACCGCTGGCACATCCCGTGCTGCGTTGATTCGTGACAGAGTGTTAAGGCGGCTGAGCACGGCGGAGTATCATGCGTTGGTGGCTGATGCCGTTGCCTTCATGCGCGGTGATCTGCCCAGGATGCAAGTTGAAACACTTATCGCTTATGTCATCACCAGACTTGATCAACATCCCAGCCAAGCAGTCGCCGGTCATCAACCGACTTCATGACTGCTTGACCCAAGCGCTTGCCTATGCCGCGGCCATCCGCGACAATGCGCAAGACGATGGCCACCCCATCCCCATGGATCTGGTCATCAGTTTTGAAGACGACTACAACAAAATCATCGCCTCACTCCATGAAGCTCATCACCTCACAAGCTGATCTCGATCACGCCTTACGCACCATTGCACCAGCCGTTGGTGTTCGCAGCTCACATCCGATCCTTGACTGCTGCTTGATCACCGCTGCTAACGCCACTGCCACCATCACCGGCTTCAACCTCAACCTCGGCATCACCGTCACCATTCCGGCAGCCGTTAACGTTGCCGGTTCCATGGCGCTCCCGTATCGGCTCCTAGCTGGCCTTGTAAGCCGCATGGATGACACGGAGGCTGTGGAGGTCGCAGATGGCACTGTGAGCGCCTCTGGGGGCTCCTACGGCCTTGCTGGGCAGGATGCAGCCGATTACCCGGCAATGCCGGTTGTAGAGGCTCCTAGCGCTGCCCTGGACATCACCGCTGGTGTGCGTGCCTGTCTCATGGCAGCCAGCACTGACGCATCCAAGCAGGTGTTACAAGGCATTCACCTTGCCAACGGCTTCATGGAAGCCACCGACGGCCATCGGTTAGTGCGTATGCCGGTAGCACTGCCGGATGGCATCGACCTGGTACTACCTGCCAGCACCATGAAGCTGCTACAAGATCGCACTGTCACCGTGGCAGCAGCATCTGGTCAAGCGGTCATCGATGCTGGTGATGGCATCACCATCTACAGCCGCATCCTGGATGGCACCTACCCTGACGTGGCCAAACTCATCCCGCCAACCTTTGACACAGCCATAACCCTTGATCGTCACCGCTTCACTCGTGCGCTAGAGCGTGTTGCACTCATCGGCGAAATCGTCAAACTACTCATCGGTGACAAGGGCACCATGATCATTAGCGCCGAAGCGGATGCCAGCAATGGCACCGAAGCCATCAAGTACACCGGCACCACCGGCAAACTAGCATTAGCCTTCAACGTGCATTACCTCCTCGATGGTCTAAAAGCATTTCGCTCGTCGGAATCTGTTACACTATCGGCAAATGGTGCTACTACTCCTGTAGTATTAACGCCAACCAATGCATCAGATCAGACTTACCTGATTATGCCTGTGCAAATTCGCAGTTGAAACCCGCACGCCGCCACTACAAGCTCAATGATAATGTGATCAACAAGGTGCGCTTTCTCTGTGAGTACGGCGCACCTCTTGAGCACATCGCGCCGGCTGTTGGCGTAACGTATGAGTCAATTCGGCAGTGGCTAGCTAACGCAAAAGGCCCTGATGCTACGCCGCAGGAAGTTGCCCTTTCTGTGGCCATCCATGAAGGCCGCGCTAAAGGTGGTCTGCGGCTTGTTAGCAAGATTGCAGAATCTGCAGATAATGGCGACACCAAAGACGCGCAATGGTTGTTGACACATGCACCTGCATACCGCAGGCATTACAGCGATAATGCAGCAGTTACCAAAGCATTTAGCGATGGTGTGCAAGCCGCAGTGCAAGGATTACAAGCTGCTGGATTAACACCAGACCAGGAACGTGCAGTGCTGATGCAGATCAGCGCCCGCACTGGTGAGAAGCTCATTGCGGACAGCTGATCCAATCACCGCACGGCTGGCGCAGCTGCTGCTCGACCAGCAAGGTGGTGATGCGGTGGATCTGTCGGAGCTGCTAGCCAGCATCCGCAATGACCTACACCCAGGTCAGCTTGCATTTGTTGATGACACCGCCACGCAGATCATTGGCATCTCCGCTGGTTATGGCGCTGGCAAGACCCGTGCGTTATGCGCTAAAGCGGTGATGCTGGCCGCGGCTAACCAAGGATATATCGGTGCTGTGATGGAACCTGCTGGTCCATTGATCCGCGACATCTGGCAAAACGACTTCGATGACTTCCTAGAGGCGTACAACATCCCATACACCTTCCGCGCATCACCGTTGCCGGAATACATGCTGCACTTACCTGGCGGTGACACCAAGATCCTATGCCGCAGCTTTGAAAATTGGTCACGCATCATTGGCTTGAACCTGGCATGGGTGCTGGCAGATGAGATCGACACCGTAACGCCATCCATTGCTAATAAGGCATTTCCTAAAATCCTCGGTCGTTTGCGCAGCGGTAATGTCCGCCAATTTGCAGCAGCATCCACTCCAGAAGGTTTCCGCTGGATGTGGAACACTTTCGGCAGTGATGATGCTCAGCAGCGCACCGACCGCAAACTGATCAAGATGCGCACGGCGGACAATCCGCATCTGCCGCCGGACTTCATCGAGCGGCTGCAATCCAACTATGACCCAAGCCTGCTGCGTGCATACCTCGATGGTGAATTTGTCAACCTCACCACCGGCCAGGTGTATGACCGCTTTGATCGCAGCAAGCATGTCATCATTGACCTACCAGACATCAGCCACGAACCGCTCAGGGTTGGCGTTGACTTCAACATTGGCAACATGTCTGCTGTCATCACCATGCGTCAAGGCAGCAGCTTGGTAGTCATTGACGAAATCAGCGGTGCCCATGACACTGATGCCTTAGCGCAGGAGATCAAACGCCGCTACCCCGATCACCGCATCTATGTCTACCCAGATGCCAGTGGCGGTAACCGCAGCACCAATGCAGCGCAAACCGACATCCAGATCCTTGAGCAGTATGGTTTCAGCAATCAATCACCCAAAAGCAACCCAATCGTTAGGGATCGTGTTGCTGCTGTGCAAGCATTGCTTGAAAATGGCAAAGGTCAAGTCAGGCTTACCATTGCAGCCAGTTGCCGCAAGGTGATCGAGTGCCTAGAGCTGCAAAGCTACAACGAGAAAGGTGACCCCGATAAGGAAGGTGGCTACGACCACATGAATGATGCACTTGGTTACGTCATTTGGCGTGAATTCAACCCACTCCATGCAGGTGCTGGACGTGGGACCGGCGTAAGGCTATATTAGAGCCGCCCACCATTCACTACTCAAATGCTTACTGGTGCTGAACTGCTCGCTAAAGTCAAGGAGCTTGGCGACTGCAATAAATCCGATCTGGTACGTGGCTGCGGCTATGTATCCATTCAAAAGGATGGCAGCGAACGCTTGAACTTCACAGCCTTCTACGAGGCACTGCTACAGGCTAAAGGTGTCAGCTTGACTGCTACCAAAAAAGCAGGCCGCAAACTTAGCTACAAGACTAAGGTGCAATTTAATGGCAACCTAATGGTTGGTAGCGCATACATTGCCGAGGCATTTAAACCAGGCGATGAGTTTGAGATCAAGGTAAGCCGCAACAGCGTTACACTGGTTGCAGCATGACGTAAAAGATGTACACGGGTTTTAACTTCTACGACCGGCCTACGGCAGAGCGTAAGGTCACCCGTGTGCAGGATGCAAATACCGCATGGTATGCGCAAGAGGCGCATTGGATTCTGATTGAGGATCTGATGCAAGGCACATATGGTATGCGGCGGAAACACCGCCGCTACCTGCCGCAAGAACCTAGAGAGCTGGATGAGTCCTATGACAACCGCCTAGCACGCAGCGTGGTGCCGCCGTACTACCAACGCCTTGAGCGGTTGCTAGCTGGTATGTTGACACGCAAGCCAGTGCGGTTGGTGGATACCAGCGACACCATCACCGAGCAGCTATTTGACGCTGACCTGAATGGCAATGACCTGAACGTATGGACCTACGAAACTGCACGCAAGATGGTGCGTTATGGTCACGTTGGCACACTGGTGGATGCACCTGCTGATGGCGGTAGACCTTACTGGGTGCACTACACGCCACGCCAGATTTTAGGATGGCGCACTGAAGCAAAAGAAGGTAAGCAAGAGCTCACCATGCTCCGGCTGCAGGAAGTTGCCAGTATTCCTGATGGTGACTATGGC